CGATATCGGCAAAGCTGTCGGCGCATATTGCCGTAGGCTCTCAGGATGCTCCGCCTCGTGGCACGTCTTGCATATCGCCTCAAGTTGCCGCTCGCCCGTATCCGGATCCCATATGCTGAGGGCGAGGTCTGGCCGGTCGCGCAGGTGCTTGATGTGATGCACTATCACCGCGCGGCTGTGTCGGTGTCGTTTTTCACGGCACTCGCGGCACTCGCCGTGATCGAGCCGCAGCACCTCCGCCCGCACCGTGCGCCACTCCGGCCACCAGTAAAACGCCTGCTCGCGTCCTTGCTCGATAAGCTCGCGGAGCTGAGCGAGGCGGCTATCGCTTATCGTCGCCATCGGCCGCTATCTCGTACAGCCACGCTGGACGGGCGCATATATCGCACGGCTCGCGGTACTTTGTCCAGATCTTACGCGGCTCATACCCCGCGTCCCGGTAGTCGGCGCGGCAGCGAGCGCATAGCCTGCGGGTATTGTCTGCTTTGCGCATAGCGCAGCCCTCCGAAAACATAAGGGCAGCGCCTGCATGTCCGCCGCGCCGCCCCTGGTATAGCTCTTGATGCTGCCACTATACCACGGTTTGGAGGTGCAATTATCCCAACCTGTCAAAAGCTGATATATCCCAGCTCCCGCGCGACGGCGGTGGTGATTGCGTTCAGCTTGCGGTAGGCCGCGCTCTTGCTGAGATACAGCTCTTGCGCAGCACGCTCCACGGTGTAGCCACGGCGCCAATATCGCAGACGCACGAGCCGCCGATCCTCCGGCGAGAGCCGGGAGAGCACAGCCCCCACAGCCGCGACCGAGCGCGTCAGATGCTCGATGTACTGGTCGGACGCCATGCGCACTCCGATAAGCTCGGTCGGGCGGGAGTCGCCTCCATGCCCGCCGCCTGTCCCGCCGTACTTGGGGACGGCGCTTGGGATGCTCTGCGCGTGATAGTCCGCGAGGGCGCGGCGGTTGCTGTGATAGTCCGTGATCTGCAGCTCCACAAAGTCCCGCACACGGTTGCGTGCCTGCTTGCTGTAGTGTCTACTCATCGCGATCCTCCTCCCGCGCGCTGACGCTCCCCGCCGCCGGTACGCCGCTTGTAAACGGCTCGGCGCGGGGAAAACTCAAAGCGCGCAAAATATCCCGTCCGTCCACACATGGCGCAGGTGCCGCGCTCCGTGGCGCTGCCCATGACCTCCACCGTGTAGTAATGCTCCGTTATTTTGCGCTCGCATCTTGCGCAGAGTCTCATCACCTGGCTCATTGCCGCCGCCCTCCTTGTTGTGGTCGTAAAATTTTACACATTTACAAGTACCTTCCCAAGCCCCACCGTTTTTGGGGCTTGGCTCACTCCTTTTTCGTCCGTCCGCGGCCGCGCCGGTCGCGGACATAGTGGAAGCACATATAACCGTAGCGGTTGTACTCCACGCGCACGAAGCGGTAGCCCTTGGGCGCTATCGGCGGTCGCTCCGGGCGGTAGTCGATGCGCGCCTCGGTCGGCTCCTCCTCCTCGGCGTGCCGCAGCTCGCCGAAGCGCTTGTAGCGGTGTCCGCCCTGCTCCTGCGTCCAGTGGTCAAAGCAGTAGTAGGCGAGCGCCGTGTAGTCCTGCCCGCAGTCGATGCCGTTGTAAAAATTATGTTCACGCAGCGGCGTGACCGCGACGACCTCGCCGAGTCCCCACTTTGCGCGGATGATCTCCGGCGAGATGCCCTCGCATATCATGTGCATATGTATGCGGTTTGTGCTTTTGCCGCGCCCCATCACGATAAAGCCCCGCCCCTCCGGGCAGGCGCGCAGCAGGCGGCGAATGTAGTTGTCGCGCACGCGCCGCGCATCATCAAAGGTATGCAGCTCGTGCTCTATATCAAATGTAAGGGTCACATAGTAGCCGCGGGGGGTAAAGTTTGCGTTGACGTCGCGCGCGAAGCGGCGGCGGGCGATCTGGCGGTTAAACTCCGCCCGCTCCTCCGCCGACTCAAAGCGCGGCTTTTTGGGCTTGGCCTTTGTCGGCTCTGCCGCGCGGTCCGATACGTTATAAACAATCTGTTGGCATACCGCGCCGGCAAAAATGCGTTTTTTAACTCTCGCCATTTTTAAGCCTCCCTCGTCCGTGATGTTCTCAAGCTGCCGCCCGCTCTCGTGGGCAGCAGCTTCAAAATGTCCGGCCTCCGCCTTCGTGGCGGGGGTATCAGCCCCCGCCGTTGATGTATTTGTCGCGAACCTCAAATAGCTCCGTGTTTTGCATCGCGCCTATATCTGCCGGCAGCTCGGTCAGCAGGGCGTCTGCGTCGTTGCGCGGCATACGCAGCACCGCGGGAATGAGGATGTACAGCAGGTCAAGCCGCTCGTGCATTGCCTTGGCCGCCGAACTCGCAGACAGTCTCATGCTGTCGGTTTTTTTGAGCGTGTCGCGGGTTTTGTCCAGTTGCTGAGATGCCGCGTCCAAGCTTATCTCCAGCGCGTTGTTCTGCTTGCGCAGCTCGTCGTTGCGCAGTCTCCAGCTCTCGGCCGCAACTTTAGCCTGCTGCAGCTCCTCCTCCATGCTCTCGCGCAGTCGGCCGCGGAGCATCGTGTAATCTCGCTCAAGGCTCGCGCTCTGGCGGCGCCAATAGTCGCCGCGCAGAACAAATGCGGTAAAAGCCCCCGCGGCCAGCGCCGCGAACGTAAGTAAAATCAGATGTAGTGGATGTATGTACATATCAGATTACCTCCCCGTTTTCGTCCGCCGCCCACGGCAGCGCCCTGTATGTGTCTGTGTCCGTGTCCGTCTCGTCCGTCTGCATCATCTGCCGTAGCTCCCGCGCCAGCGTCTCAAGCTGGTCTAAAAGCTTGTCGTCTCTGACGCTGAGCGGCTGTATCAGCGCTTGCACCATAAGCCCGGCTTTTGCCACAATATACGGCTCGCCAGCGGCTGTCTCGCGCTCATAGAGCATCAAGTCCGGCTTGTCCTGCACCGGCGCGAGATAAAAAGGATTGAGAAAGCGCAGCCCGCTCGAAAGCCTCATCGGCTCAAGCACCTCCGATGCGTAGCCTATGCTTATCCCTGCCTCCGGCAGCAGCTTGTCATCGGTGCCGTCCGAGCAGTCGATGTGGCTCGGCAGGTCAGCCTTGCTCACTGCGATTTTGTCAAAGTCTTTGTCTTTTACGTCGAGCA